CTCCGCCCTCGACGGGACTACGAGTCCAGCGAGGTTCAGGGAATCCTGTTATGGCCCAGGCAGAATCGGGCCTGAGCGCAGGAGAGCTCGGGTGTATGCCCGGCTAGCATCCAGGCTGGCCGGGGTCGTACACTCGGATGCCGAATCCGTTTTGGAACTGCTGACAAAGGTGGTTCCCGTTCGCGCGGCCTGCGCAGCTCTTACCAGCGTCCTTTCCATTGTTGCCTTGGGTGTTGCTCTCGTTCAGGGCGCACCGAAGATGACAACCGCTATGCTGGCCTTGACTGCCGCCGCCTCAATTTTGGCGAACATCGACGGACTCAGCTTGAACACTGTAGCCGGCGCTGTCACGGCGCTGTACACCGCCGAAGGTGCGCCGCCAGGAGCGGCGGACGGTTCCGAGCCTTCGACCAGTGATGGCTCACCGCTCGAGCCATCTGATCCCATTATCGAGGAGATTGAGGCACGCGCCGTCCCGGCAGCTGAGCCTGCTCCGGCATCTTTGTCTGATGAGTTCGCCGCCGAAGCCCGACGGCTGGCGGACAATATTCCGCCCAACGTCAAGCATGCCGTCAGCTACATCGATAAAGCTATGATCGTGTGGTGCACCAAGCGATGCACAGAACTCGGGCTCAAGGTCCATCACTGTCCATCACCAGTCGGCCGAGAACCGGCTGTGTTGGCAAGGTGCACACAAGAGCAGATCAATGCGTATCGAACGTATCAATTCACGGCGATGTCGACACATGCCGTCGCCCACGCCGCCCCCGATGTTACTGCGATAGCCACGACGGCAATCAACGCCCTAGCCGCCATTACCTTGGTCGGACTGAAGCTTAGCGGGTCGTCCGTCGACGACATTGTTAAATTAATCTCGCAAAAGAACGCACTGATGGGTGAATACAACAACATTAAGGACGTCGCCCACACCCTCGCAAAAGAGATATTCGGTTTGGACCTCGGCCCAGCCGCGAACTTCACCAAGTCGTTGTTGGGTTTGATTGAGCGTGGCAACGCCCTCACCATCATTGCCATGCAAGACGTTTACCGCGACGACAACTTCATGCGCATGGATCTGTTTTTGAAGGACGTCGAAAATGCAATTGCCACTGCGAGATCCATCAAAGACGCCAATACGTCGCCAGCGTATAACCTCCTGATGTCGACTTACAACAAGGTCAAAGAGATGTTGGACACAGCCAAACGCCAGCGGCTGATGAGCGGCCATCGACAGGAGCCAGTTGTCATCCATCTGTCCGGTCCCCCCGGGTCCGGTAAAACATACTTCGCAACTTACCTGCGCGAGAAGATTTCGGCTGAACTCAACATCTCTCCGGCCGCGTATTCTTGCAACCTCAACGCAGACGACGGATTTTGGGCTTCTTATTGTGGAGAGAAATGGCTCGTCGTGGACGAATTCATGGCCTCCACTGACGACCGGCTCGTCAAGCAGTTCAACGGACTTGCCTCCACAGGGCCGTACCAGATGCAGGGTGCCAGCCTGGCTGCCAAGGAGCAGTGGGCTCAACACGAATTCATTGTCGTGATGTCAAACACTGATCGCGTACAACTGCCCGGCATGTACCTCGAAGCCGCAGCCGCGTTTTTCACACGGTTGCCCACCGTCCGCGTGCGGTTCCCTCAACAAAATCCAGAGGACCCCCGCGCGGCCGCCGGAAGGGCCCCGGATTGCAGCCATCTGCGGTTGGACCGCGTTTGGTATAATCAGGTCGGGGGGGCGTACCGCTTGCATCGGTCAGCTGCGGTGTCGGTCAGCGACATGATCCGCCTAAACGTAGCTCAGTGGAGACGAAACCACGCCGCTTTCCAAGCCCGTGGCGCTGGCGGTCCCGCATTCGCCCGCATTGACCCACCTCAGCAGATTCCACTGGCCGACCCGCCCGAGGCGCTGGTGCACTCGGGGCTCAGCAAGGGCCCATTTACGGTTCACCTCAACGGAGACATGGGGTCTGGGAAGTCGTACTTCAGCGACAACAACCTGCACAGTTATTACGGCGTGCTGTACAGGATGCCCATCGTGGCCATGCCTGGGGAGAACATGCGCGCCCACAGAAAGGCCGTGCCGGCGATCTACGTCTTCGACGACGTTCTCACCGAGGACAATATGATCGAGTATATGGCGTTTTGGGATTCGCTGTCGAGTCGCGACGTCGTATGGCTTATTTCGAACATACCGATCACAGACACGATGTGCTTTCGCAAGTTCAGTGTCGGGCCCATTGCTCTTCCTTACCGAACACGCCGTTATCTTGTCGGCACCAAAGTCGGAACCCACCAGGGGTTCTTGCGTCGCATCGGGGTTCACGGGCTCGTTTGCTCGACAGACTCACCCGAGATCACACTCGACCCTGCCGAGGTCCACGGCTGTTACATCCGGTTCAGGAGAAAGGGGCTCGCGACGACTACCTTCGTCCAACAGGAGGGCGTCATGACGGAGACAATTTGCATAAAAGACTCCATCGCCGCAGCCCGCGCCGCTCACATCGCGGCCTCTGGCACGTTCGTGGTAACGTACAACAAGCCGATACCGATGGCCAGCGCCGATGTGCAAATGCACGCTACAACGTTTGACGAA